CTAACTTTAGCACAACTTTTGAGTGTCTCATCAAGTTCTTCTTGAACTTTTTGCAATTCTTGCTCTTCTTTTACAATATTAGGACGGTTGTCTCTAAGATTAATTAATTCATCTTGGATCTTAAGAGTTTCCATCTCAATTCTAACAATATCACGCTCACTCTGATTAATATCACTTCTAATTTCATGACATTGCATAGAAATATCGTCTGCCTCAGCAATAATCTTGAGCATATCAGTGATGTCACCCTTAATCTTATCTAATTTCCTAGAAAGTTTCTTACCTTTTCCTTGTAGAACACCAATTCTTGCGTCTCTAAATGCTCTTTCAATATTCTGATTGCATGTAGGACAGTCCTCATGAGTTTCTAAAAACTTAATATCTTTCTTTGCCAGTTTTAGTTCTGCACTGATTTCTGCCTTGTCAGTTTTAAGATCTGACATGGAATTTCTCTTATCTTCAACGTCAACCATCCTACTTTCTAGTTCAGATAGTTCTTCTTTCTTATTATCCTTTTCTTTTTCAAGACCTTCGATCATCACTCGATTATCTCTGATCTTCTTTTGCCTTTCATCCTGACGAGATTGATTAATTTCGTTGAGATTCTTTAGCAGTTTTTCTTGTGATGATACTTTTTGATTTGCTACTGTGAGTAAGTGATCGCAATCTTTACTTTGTGCCATGGTTGCTCGGACTCTATCCCTGAGCAACAGATTCATTTGTGAGAAGATCTTGATGTCAAGTAAATCTTCAATAACTTCTCTCCTGTGAGGTCCTTTGAGTTGCATGAAGGGGACAAAAGTGGATGAACCCAAGATGACGACTTGTGTAAAGGACTTGTAGTTGAGTTTGAGAACTGATTGTTCGAGATATTTCTGCGTGTCTTTTGTCGCAGCATCTTGATCAACCATTTTGTTGTTCTTGTAAAGTTCAAAAACATTAGGTTTTGCTCCTCGGAATACGCGATATTCGTCTCGTCCAATAGAGAATGTCACCTCTACTTTGAGACCTTTTTCATTGATACTGTTTACTAATTGACCTCTAGTAATTTTCCTAAAAGGTTTATTAAACAATGCAAAACAAAGTGCATCGAGCATAGTCGATTTACCACTTCCATTTGCACCAACAATTAATGTAGAAGGACTTCCATCTAAATCGATTTCTGTCCATTGGTCACCTGTTGAAAGAAAATTCTTCCAACGAAGTGTTTCAAAAGTAATCATTCTTTAGGTTTAATCAAGGGTATGATAAGGTCGTTAGATTTGATGATGGTAAACTTGTAGTTGTAATTAACACAGTTCATTGCAATGATCTCAGGATCAACTTCCATGAGTTCAAGATCCTTGTGATAATCATTTGCCTCTAGAAGACCTGCGTACCGTTCTGCATCGTCTTCTTGTTCAAAGACTGCGACGGTTTTTTGCTTCTTTGCATTGTTAATTGCATAGACACCACCAGTACCAACTTCGGTTAAAACAAACATTATAGTTCAGACGCTTCGACGTATAAAGATCTCATTACAGATTTGATATTAGTCTTATTGACTTTGAGTTCTATCTCATCTATGTATGATTCAAGTAACGTCATAGTGTCTTCCGTTTCAAGGGTAGTATCCGAACATTCCAGTTCAGCACTAAGGTCTTCGACAATCTTAAGATCGCCTAAACCAATACTTTGGAGTTGTTTTACTGCGTAGTCAAACTTTTGATAATCGCCTTTTTCTTCAACGATTAGTTTGACGAATCCTCCTTGAATTTCGTCTGCATTCGGTATGCTAACTCCATTATTATAATACAACTTATGAAAAGTGTCAAAGGGATTTCGGTAAAAAGTAACTTTGAGAGTTTCTGTGTCAAAGACATGGAATCCTCTTTTTGTTCCGTAGTCATTCCAATAAAGTTGATAAGGATTACCTAGGTAACTAACATTACCTTTGGTAGATTTTTGATGATAGTGTCCACTGAACACTCTTTTAAATTTATCAAAGATACTAGAATCCATGCCACTCTCCATGACATGACCTGGGTGTGCTTCAAATCCATTAAGTTCTAAGTGTCCCATACACACTTTTGCTTTACTAGTTGCTACCTGAGTAAAGATCTCATCACGATTATCATCACATATCCAAGGCAACATTAGAATGTCGCAACCGTCATAAGTTAGAGTGGTAGGTTTATCAATGATCTTAAAATCATAATCACTTAAAACTTGATCAGGAGCATTGACCCTCAGAGTATTTTTGTAATAGATATCATGATTACCAATAAGCATGGTCATTCGACACCCTAGTTGATCTAGGGGATCAAACCACATCTCCTTTGCTTCATCGAGAGACATGAAGTTAATAGATCTACGCTTATCAAACGTATCTCCAAGATTAATGATTTCCTTAATACCTGATGCCTTAAGAAAAGGAATCACCACCTTACCATAAAACTTTTTATAGTGATTGATAAAGTGTTGATTGTCTCCTCTGACACCAAAATGTTGATCAGTTATCAGGAGTATTTTCATAGGTAAGCATGATACGGTGTTTCAACGAACCATTAGTATCGATGATTTGTTGATAATGAAACTCTGCATTGAGTTCCTCTTCTGCAATCTTTCTGATTTGATCTACAGGTTTGCCAGTTTTACCTGACCAATAACGAGTAATAAAGGACATCATTGCCGACGAGTTTTAACTTGGATATTCGATTTGATACTATTATAGTCTGTTGTTGCCGATCCGTCAACCGAAAAGACATCTGAATATCCATACTTGTCAATAATCTTGTCTTTGATATCCATTTGACGTTTCTCTTTTGCGATACGTCTCAAGAAAGCATAGTAAACAATTTGTGTAAAATATGCGAAAGGGTTCTTAGATTTCTCTGGATTAAAATTATCGATGTACTGAATACAGTTTTCAATGCCATCACAAATCATGTCATCCTTATACATGTAGTTAATAAAGTTGGGACGGAATGACAAGTGATTAGCAATCTTCAGAAAGCAACCGCCAATATAATCGTTGACACGAGGTTTCTCTAGTCCCTTCTCTTCAGCAACTTGCACTCGACGTTTGTATTCGATGATTGCTGCTAGGAACTTTTGGTTATCAACGTAGTGTTGTTTCTTTTTGGCGACTCGCTTCATATGTGTTTAAGTGCTGTTGATATTATAGCACACTTGACAAGATTGTCAAATGCATGTACAATAACACTGTAAGGGTTCAAGGGTTGTTCTTAGCTTTAAAGATCTTCTCAAAGAGTTTCCTATAGTCTTCAGTGTTACCAATATATCCGATTGATTTATCTGCCTTAATATGGTATCCTGCTTGCGGACCTGAGGGGTTGTAACCGTTTTCAGTCATGAGATAAGATTCATACAATAGTTGAACTTCTCTACTCATGGTTGCAATACATACCACATCTTTTTCTCTCACCACAAAAAACTCCTCATCAGAGAGTTGCTGCCACTTCACAAAACCTACCCCACGCATGACTTTGTTTTCATTCATGGGTTTGTTTATTACTTGAACCATTACTGGATCTTGTAAAAATGTTAGTGACTCATTCTCGTCGGACGTGATGATTGCCTTGGCGAGCACTTCTTCTCCATTAGCAAGTTTGAAAATACCAAAAAAATCTTCGTCGTGTTTGATGTGATTAATCATTTTAGTTTTACGTTTATGATCTCATAATGAAATTTTTCTTGACTGTATACTTTAACTCTTTCTAATAAATGATTCAAAGTATAGTTATTTCCACGGTCTGTAGAAATGTCATCCGCAATGTCATATAAAGTCGCTTGTGATTTGTTTTCTCCCTTTCTTAATACACGCCCAATGGACTGTAAGTTTCTAATTCTTGATTTAGAAGGAGAAGCAAAAATTACATTATGCAAGTTTTTGATGTTAATCCCTGTAGAGAACGTTCCGTAAGAGGCAATGATGATAGCATCGTCAGATACTTCAGTAAGTTGTCGAATCTCTTCTCGATCATCAACGTCTACACCGCCATGTACGAAATATACTGGACGTCCTGTGAAACTATTTATCATGTTGTAAAGAGGTTCTCCGTGACGCTCTACATAGTTGAAGAGGATAAGTGTATTACCTTCTAGATCATTTGCGAGATTGCGAATAAATTTGTTTCGCCCCTCATGCTCTACGAGGTAAGTCATTTCATCCTGATACCCCTCAAATAGTTTTTCTTGATGTTTTAAGAGTATAATCTTAACCTTAAGTTTTGCAATATAACCTTGTTTCATTAACTCGTTTGTTCTTGTTACTTGAGTACATCTTCCGAACAACCCTTCCAAAACTAATTGATTTACATTTGTACCATCTAGTGTTCCTGTAAATCCATATCTATACTTACAGTTATGCAACTTAGACATCAAAGAGGTAAGAGATTTAGCTTTGAATTGGTGCGCCTCGTCACCGATCACGACATCAAACTTGCTAAACCATTGACTCGGTTCCTTATAAATCGATTGCCAAGTGGTGATTATTACATCAGCATCCGTATATTTATCTTGCCCCGAATATACCTTGTGGCAATAGTCAGACGCCCTCCATCCATAGGATTCAAAATCTTTGTACATTTGCTCCACAAGAGACGTCGTGGGAACTACAATAAGAACTCTTCTATCTAAACCATTATGATACCTAACCAATGAATAGATCATCAAGGATTTCCCACTGGCAGTTGGCGACAATAGGAGTCGTCTGTTGTATCTCAGGCATTCGTATATTGCTTGGTATTGGTAATCACGCACCTTCACAGGAAGACGCAATGATTTCACATATCCTGCCACTGCCTCAGGAGTCACGAATTTATTCACATCTTCGGGGTGACCAAAATTTTCATCGGTCTCCGTCTCATACTCGTATCCCTTCTTCTTTGCGTAGTCAACCAAATAATCATAGAGACCACAAAAGATCTCCCCTGTAGCAGGAGAGAATAATCTTATCTTTCCATCCCATCCTCTCCACCTTTTTTGTTTCTGCATGAACTTTGCAGACTCAACCTCAAAGGTAAAGAAATCTGATAACTCGTAATTGATATGAGGTTCTGCTTGAACCTTAAGATACACCTCGTTCTTCTTCTTAATCTTAAGGTCCATACTCATAGTGCAATCGTCACTACACTATGTATCAGGAAATCAAGACCCTTCTTTCCACTTAGTCCATTCGATAGCGTTTTTGATTTGGAAGTTTCTGGTATTGATTTGTTTCAGAACATTCTCTAAGAAATATAATACTTGCTCAATATAATCAATCTTATAACGTAACTTACGGATCTCTTCATCAGCATCGATGAACATCCAAATTTCTTCTTTAGTAGTAAGTTTTAAATCAAATGGCATCTCTTTGTAGATTTGAGATGGTGCTTTACCTTTATAGTAAATCCATTTGTCTTTCTTAAGTGCATTTAACTCACCCTCTTTCTCTTTCTTCATAAGAGAGTAAGTATTGTAAAATTCCAGATACCTTTGATGTAACTGAGGAATCTTAATTGACTCCTCACAATACAAATCACTATCAATCACACAGTCCTGTTTCCAGAGTTCCTGTAGTTTATCTAAGTTCATTTAAGTAATCTTTTTCATTTTGATAGATGTGTTCTTGTCCTTGCCAGATTTTATATCCTTGGACAAGTTCGGGTACTAACCATTCATGTACTGGTAAGCAGTACTTCCAGTTTACAGGTTGAATACAATTCAACACGACCACTTCATAGAATGCTACCAAGTGAATCCAGAACGTTAGCATTAGACACCTTGCTCTTTGTTCTGTTCCAACCACTCTTTCATTGTTGTCTGATATCCAGACTCACGAGAGGGAGGTTCCTTGATCCCCTTGATCTTCTTGTAGTCTTGATGCATCGCTCCCAGTAACCAACTTTGAGAAAGACTTGTCGGTCCTTCTTTCAACAATCGGATTTGTGATTTGGAGAGACCACTTTTCATCTCCAAATACTCCTGTCTCCACGATGTGTGGGGTGATTTGTCTGTCATTTTCCTCCCATAGGGAATGTATCTGGTCTACTTGACGATCAACGTCGTCCATGACCATCAGTATTTTACCATCAATCCATAATTTATGCAACCATTCAATACATATTTCTGCAATTAATGATAGCGGTGGTTTCTGTTTTGCTGCCCACCTTTTAGATTTAGTATACCAATTATCTTCACCACCCCAGGTATGTTCAAACTTGTGTTCAAACTTCATCGTCTTGTCTGTGTGTTAACATTTCTGATTTCATAAATCAGATACTTGAAAGTAACACTCGCAGTTAAGTAATCTGTATCTGTATTAGTAACGTTAAAGTCCAGTGTACTCAATGATACTGGAAACATATCTCTAAAAACAACGTCAAAGTTTGCTCCGTTGTTATTGTTTAATACTTGTAGTGTACCATCAGATGTTTTTGCAGAATTCTCATTGATACCTATTTCACTGTTATTACGCATCCATTCAGTTCTTTCATTGGCATTATCAGGAGTACCTAGTGCACGAACCCAGTTATGGATTTCCATGTAGTTCCTTAGATCTTCATCTACAACAAAGTCTAGAGTCAGTTCACTGTAGTTCATGTTTCCTTCGATAGGAATAGGCACAAAACCTCTGGTAGGAATGTTGACCTCTCCAAGTCTTATCTCAGGGATATTTGCTTTTTGACACAAGAACGAAACCTTCCGTGCTTTCTCCAAGAGGAATACAAATCCTATGGGAGACAGATAGTTTTTATTCGTTAGTTGGTCTTGATACCAGTTTGCCATGTTATGCGTTTATGTTTTCTAACCATGATGTAGCAATGTACTTATCACCAGATAGAGGAGGATTACCTCTATGTACATGGGTAAAACCTGCAGGCCAAATCATAAACTGACCACGAGTAGGTTTAAATCTTTTAGACTGATATAAAAACTCAGTCTCTCCACCTTCATTTACATCATTGAGATACATCATAGTTGCAAGAATCCGACGATTACACCCTAAGGATCCGTCTTCAGAATGCCAAGAGTGATATCCCTCTTGCGGTAAAGTCTTCTGTACATTTAGATATACTTGTTGATATCTATAATGTAGGAGATGTTCAAACTTATCGATATACTCTTCGAGACATCGACCAGTAACCTCATTATATTCTCGCATCCATTGATAACCGCAGTTCTGATCTAACATAAAGTCTTCAGTAGCAAGACATGTGTCTTTGCGAGCATGTGCTTTACGTTCTCTACCAAATAAACCTTTACGTTTAAAGGTGGAACCTACGTTATTCTGATATTCCCAGTAATCAATCAACGGTTGGGTATTATATTCAGTATCAAAAATACCTATAAACCCATCATATCTGATGTCAGTAATCATAATGAATCATTGTGTTTAGTTATTTAGTCTCTTTTTCTAAGAGAACATTGTGTGCTGTGCCATGCCCTTTATAATTATCAGTGTCATAGTAACCTCCTCTAGTACCAAAGTATAGAGTGGCAGCAA